ACATTCACGATGCAGGTAGGCAAGCCGGACAGCAGCGGCACGGTCCGCGCGTTCTCCTACGTCGGGTGCAAGGTCAAGGACTGGACGCTGACGACCGAGCTGCAGCAGTTCGTGAAGTTCGCGCTGACGGTCGACGCCTGGCAGGAGCTGACCGCCGACAACCCGCAGGGCACCAGCGCGGGCCCGGCGCTGACCGCCCCGTCATACACGGCCGGGGCGCAGCAGTTCTACTTCCGCCAGGGCACGATCTTCAACTCCGGGACCCTGTCCAACGCCGGGTCGAATCCGACGATCACGTCGCTGGGGTCGCCGGTGGCCGCGGCGAACGTCCTGAAGGCCGAGGTCAAGTGCGAGAACGTGCTCGACGACAGCCGGTTCTTCATCGCGGGCTCGGGTGGCGGCGGCACGGCCGGGGTGAAGGGTGACCAGCTGGAGAACGGGTTCCGCAAGCTCACCGGGCAGCTCGACGTCGAGTTCAACTCGCTGACCGCGTTCTATGACACGTTCGCCGCCGACACGACGAGCACGCTGCTGCTGCAGTTCACGGGCCCGGTCATCGCCAGCACGTTCCACAACACGCTGTCGGTGCTGGTCTCTAACTTCAAGTTCGACGGCGAGTCGCCCGCGGTCGGCGGCCCCGGGATCCTCAACGTCAACATGCCTTTCACCGGCCTGGACTCCGAGACTTTCAACCCGGTGCAGTTCCAGTACATGAGCACGGACACGGCGTTCTGATGGCTGACAGGCTGGTGGAAGCCGCGAAGGTGATCGCGGACCGGGCGAAGAGCAACGCCGGGGGCTGGTCGGCGCGGATCCCGCCGTCGATCAAGGTGTCCGGCAGCTACCCGGACGTCACCATCCGGGCGAGCGCCCCGCCGGCCTACCCCAATGAAATCCCGGGCGGCAGGCATCCCGTTTTCGGCGGGCGGGGCACCCGGCGGCCTCACGCGCCGTGGGTGACGAACGAGCACCGGCCGTTCCTCGGCCCGGCCGCCGACCAGCGGGCTAATGAGGCGGCAGAGAAGTTCGCGGTCATCATCGACGACTGGGCGATCAAGGCGGGTTTCCGCTAGCCAGGAAGGATAAGCCCCTCCATGAAGATCGAGTACGAAGGCCGGGTGTACGAGTTCGACTTCGCCCGGCTGTCCGTTGGGGAATGCGAGGAGATCGAGAAGTTCACCGGGGCCAAGGGCCTGGGTGACTGGTCGAACATGCTGTCGGCCGGGAACACGAAGGCGCTGCAGGCGGCCTGGTGGGCGATCCGCCGCCATGCCGGGGAGGATGCAGGCCCGGTCTCCCGGCGTGACCCGGCGTTCCTGCCGATCGCGCTGAACGAGGCCCTGGTGGCTGCCGAGCGGGCCGACCTGGCGGCGCGGCTGGCCGCCGCGGCGGCGGAGGCTGAGGCTGAGGAGGACCCTACGAGGCCGCCGGCGGGCTCGTCACCGGCGTCCGCCGCTACGCCGACGACCCGGGCCGCCGTTCCCGCAACCCCGTCCCTGCCTGGATAAGCCGTGTCCTGGACGGGAGCGTCACGCAGCTGCGCGCGGAGTACACGTTTCTCCTCGCGCGGCTGTGCGCGTGCCCGCCCCCGGCCGCCCGCCAGCTGCTGCTCCTGGAGTTCGCCCGGCTCCTCGACGGCATCGACCAGCACGAGGCCGCGCTGCGCCGGGCCGGGGGGTGACCCGTGTCGCTGGTGAAGACGGTCGAACTTCGCATATTGGCCGATGCCGCGGATGCGCAGCGGCAAATGGATGAAGTGGCCGGGAAGGCTGACAAGCTCCAGGCCAACACGATCCGGATGAGGTTTAAGCTCGACTCGGCTGAGGGCCGGGCGCAGCTCGACGCGATCAAGGCCAAGGCCGACGAGATGGGCTTCAAGGACGTCAGCATCAAGGTCCGAGTTGATGGCGCGGGCCGGGCGATAGCCGACCTGATGGCCGTGAAGCATGAAGAGGACAAGGTCCGCGATCAGGGCCTGATGAACCGGATCGGCGGCCTGATCGGAGGCGCGGGCGGCGGCATCCCCGGGTCGCTCGGCCCGGTCCCGCTGCCCGCCCTGGCTGCCGCGGTCCCCATTGTCGGCGCGCTGGCCACCGAGGCGGCCGGCCTGGCCGCCGGGTTCGCCGCTGCGGGGGCCGGCGCGGGGGCGTTCGCGCTGCTGGCGATGCCCGCGGTCAAGCAGGTCGAGGCCGCCTACCAGGGGCTGAATACCGCCCAGCAGAAGTACCAGGCGGCGCAGGCCAAGTTCGCGGAGGCCCCGACGAAGGCGAACGCGACGGCGCTGAAGGCTGCGGCGCTGAACCTGGATCTCGCGAAGGATGCTATCGGGAAGCTGCCCGCGTCCGAGCAGGCCGCGATCAAGGGGATCCAGGGGCTGAGCGGCGAGTTCGGGAAGATGTCGAAGGCGTTCCAGCCGGTCGCGTTCAAGGTGTTCGCCGACGGGCTGAAGGTGGTCGGGAACCTGCTGCCGCACCTGACCCAGTTCGCCACCCCGTTCGCCGCCTCCCTGGATAAGGCATTTCAGCAGCTGGGCAAGTTCACGGCCTCGAAGGGCTTCTCCGATTTCATGTCCAAGATGGCCGCGGATGTAGGGCCGGCCACTACCGCGATCCTGAACGGCATAGGGAAGGTGGGCGGCGCGATCGGGCATCTCCTCACGATCATGAGCTCGAAGGACATCGCCCACAGCATCAACATCGCCTTCGGGGCCATCGCGGGGACCATCAACGTGGTCGCGTCCGGGATCCACCGGTTCATGCAGAACTTCGACGGGATGAAAGCCGCGGCGACGTCGGCCGGCCACGCGATCGCGTCGGCATTCAAGAGCGTCGTCAGCGGCGCGGTCAGCTTCCAGGAAGGCGTGGACCGTGCGTTCATGGCGGTAGTCCGCGGGGCCGGGAACATGGTCTCCGGTGTCGTGCATTTCGTGTCGTCGCTGCCGGGGAAGATCAAGGGGTTCTTCGCCGGGGCGGCTGGCTGGCTGGTCTCCGCGGGCAAGAACATTATCCAGGGCCTGATCAACGGGATCGAGTCGATGGTCAGCGCCGTCGGGAGCGCCATCGGGCGCATCGCGTCGACGATCCGCTCGTTCCTGCCGTTCTCCCCGGCTAAGCAGGGGCCGCTGTCGGGGCAGGGCAGCCCGGATATCGCGGGCCGCAGGATCGCGGTGATGCTCGCCGGGGGGATGGATTCCGGGGCGCGGGGCGTGGCGCTGGCGGCGGGCCGGCTGGCCGGGGCGGCCGGGATCAGCCCGGCGGCGGCCGCGGCCGGGCATGGCGGCGAAGTCCACCTGCACGTGCACTACCACGGCGTGCACACCGGCGACAAGTACGCCAATGCGCAGCAGGTCCACCAGCTGATGCGGGATTACAAGCGGAACCGCGGCGGCGCCCCGCTCGGGCTCGGATAGGCAGGCGCGATGAGTTACACGATCCCGTCGGACACCCACTCGCCGGGCGACCCCACGGGGCACACTACTGACCACAACCGCATCGTGGACGTCCTGAAGGGCAGCGGCGCCGCCCTGAACGTCCTCAACACCGCCTATTCCGGCGGTGCCGACCCGACCGGGGTGAGCGACTCCGCGGCGGCTATCAACGCGGCGCTCACCGCCGCCGCGAGCGGCGGCGGCGGGGCGGTCTACCTGCCGCCGGGCACGTACAAGATCGGGTCGACGCTCACCGTCCCCGGCGGCGTCGCGCTGACCGGGCCGCCCGCCGCGGTGAACACCGCGCCGACCGGCCCGGACGTGATGCCGGCGATCATCAAGCTGGCCAATGCCGCGAATACGCACATGGTCAGCATCGGCGGCAACAACGCCTATGCGGGGAACCTGGAGCTCGACGGGAACAAGGCGAACCAGAGCACCGCGTTCGGCAACGGCGTCCTGTACAACGGGTGGAACTTCGCCGTGCTTGAGCGGCTGTTCATCCACGACCAGTTCTTCCGGGGCATCAACATGGTCTCCGGCGTGGGCGGGCGGGTGCTGAACTGCTCGGCGGGCAATAACCGGGACGCCGGCATCTACATGGACTCCGGGTCGACCGATAACACGATCCTCGCCACTTATGTCAATAACAACGCCACCGACGGGGTGTACTCGGCGGGGTTCGTGAACCGGCTGATCGGCTGCGACGTCTGGAATAACTCGAACAACGGCATCAAGGTCGACTCAGGCGGCCGGGCTGTCATGATCATCGGCTGCGGGATCGACCATAACCAGCAGCACGGCATCGTGATCAAGGGCCCGGGCGTGTCGGTCATCGGGTGCACGCTGCACTCCAACGGGCTGCAGACCACTAACACGTATCACAGCATCATCGTGGACAACTCCGGCTCGACCGTGGATTCGGCGGCCATCACCGGTAACTCGTTCTGGCTGGACGGCGGCGTCACGAACAAGGTCGCCTATCACATCTCTTACAGCGGGACGGTGGTCGCCAAGGCGCACGGGAACGGGTTCCAGGCGTCGAGCTCGGCGACGGGGACGATCAGCGCGGCGTCGGCCGCGAAGGACGCGAACGAGACCGGCTGAGCTGATGCCGGTTACTGATCCTTACCTAGATGCCTATACCGCCGGGTACGGCGTGGTCACGGGCCGTGCGCAGGTGCTGATCGCGTGGGCGACGGAGCCGTTCAGCCCGTCGCCGGCATGGACGGACGTGACGCCGTGGGTCCGGCTGGACAAGGGCCTGTCCCTGCAGCGGGGCCGCCAGGACAACATCACCGACGTCCAGCAGGGCCGCTCGACCCTGACCGCCGACAACAGTGACGGCCGGTTCACGGTCGGCCGGAGCAGCTCGCCGTGGGCGCCGAACGTGAAGATCGGGCGCAGGCTTCAGGTCAACGTCCCGGACCAGTACGGCACCCTGTCTACCCGGTTCGACGGCCTGATCTCGGAGCTGCCGACAGCGTGGGAGGGCGGCCCGGGTATCGAGTCGCTCGAGGTGATCCAGGCGGCCGACATCCTGGCGTGGCTGGC